ATAATATGACATATAAATTAATAAAAAATAGAATGACTGAAGAAATAGATGTTGTCAATAAAATAATGGAGGGAAAAATATTATCTATCCCATTTGACCTAGCTAATCGTGACTACCAAGAATACCTTGAGTGGTTGAGCGAAGGTAACACACCAGAGGAAGCAGAATAATGGCATCTATAAAATTAAAAGGCGATACATCAGGTGAAGTTACCATATCAGCACCAGCAGTTGCAGGAACTACTACACTAGAACTACCTGCTACATCTAGCACACTAGCAACACAAAACTCTTTAGGTGTACGCAATCTTATCATCAATGGTGATATGAGGATAGCACAGAGAGGGACTACTGCTACACCAAGCACAGGAACTGCTTACTATACTGTTGATAGATTTAATTTTAGAGACCAAAATACTGGTGCATATACTATTGACCAATCAACAGATGCTCCTACTAATTTTACACACTCTACAAAAATTACTGTTACAGCAGCAGATACTTCTATAGCAAGTGGAGAGCGTTATTGGATATCTACTATTCTAGAAGGTCAAAATATATCACATTTAAACTTTGGTTCATCTGATGCACAAACAGTTACATTATCTTTCTATGTTAAATCAAGTTTGACTGGTACATTTTCAGGTGCTTTACAAAATAATGACTATAATAGGGGATATGCTTTTGAATATACAATATCATCTGCTAATACTTGGGAACGAAAAACAATAACTATTGCTGGTGATACAACTGGAACTTGGTTAACTACAAATGGAGTAGGATTAAGAATATTTTGGGATTTAGGTGCAGCTTCAAATAGACAAATAACATCAGGTTCTTGGCAAGTAAGCTCTGCGAGTGCAGCAACAGGAGCATCTCAAGTTATTGCAAATAATGGTGCTACATTCTACATCACAGGCGTCCAACTAGAAGTAGGTGACACAGCTACACCATTTGAACACAGACCATACGATATGGAGTTGCAGAGGTGTCAGAGGTACTATACAAAATTTACAGGAACACTATACGCTTCATTGGGTTGTGGTCCAAGTGAAAGTGGTTGGAGTAATACACCATTAATATTTCCAACAGCAATGCGTTCATCACCAACTGCTATACAAAGCACATTAGTTGCTTTTAATGGAAGTAGTGGATACTCTGTAACAGGTATTAGACAGTTTAGTCCTACAACAACAAATGCTTTGATTCAATTTTTTCATACAGCATCAGCAGGACAACCTTTTATTATTTATTTAAATAGTGCTAGTGCTTATTTAGCATTAGATGCGGAGTTATAAATGACAATTACATATCAAAAACAACTTGGGTTTAATAACAATTTAGTATCACTTTCTAAAAAAGAAGATGGAGTTCAAGTTGCTTGTGTTCCAGTAGACCCAGCTAATACAGACTACCAAGAATATCTTGAATGGTTAGCAGAAGGTAACACACCAGAGGAGGCAGAATGAGCGTAACAATTAACGGCATAGGTTTTGTAGAAAACAGTATCACACTAGATACAAACTACACACTAGCAGATAATCGTAATGCGATGACTGCTGGTCCAGTTACAGTTGCAGACGGAATTACTATCACAGTAGGTGATGGTGCAACATGGAGTGTAGTCTAATGGTCACATCAATAAAAGGAAATGATACAAGTACATTCGGTGGTAATGTAGATGTTACAGGTAATGTTATTACAGATGCACCAGCGTTTCATGCTACAAATAATGGTTCTGTTCAATCTATCTCTAATAACACATTTACAAAATTAACACTACCAGCAGAATTATTTGATACAAATAGTAATTTTGATTCAACTACAAATTATAGATTTACTCCTACAGTAGAAGGTTATTATCAATTTAACTCTGCTATATTTTTTAACAATTCTGCAACAAGTGGGCAAGTTCAAATTCATGTATATAAAAATGGTAGTAGTGCTAGTTTTTCTGGAAATGCTTGGAATTCCATTGGTCATGCTTGGTTAAGTTTATCTACTCTTTTATATGCAAATGGCTCTACTGATTATTTTGAAATATATGTATATCAAAATGGTGGCTCAACCCAAAATACAACAAATTCAGCGACAGGAGTATTTTTTACAGGACATTTAGCGAGGGCAGTATGAGTACAGTAAAATCAAAGAAACTACAAGTCGGAACAGATGCTACCTCTAGCAATAACTTTACTATCTATCAACCATCAACACCTGATGGTACATTAAGGATTGGTGTTGGTAATGCTGATAGTCCTACAGAGGTAGGTAGATTTACAAGTGCTGGATATAAACCAGCGACTGCTCCAGCTTTTGAGGCAAAAAGTAATTCTAATACATCTGTACCTCATGCAACATGGACAAAGGTTGAATATAACAATGAATTGCGTGATACAACTGGAGATTATTCATCATCACGATTTACCCCAACAGTTGCTGGTTATTATATTATTACGGCAACAGCTTGTATAGGTGCATTATCCGACCAAACATTTTTGTTAAGTTTATATAAAAATAGTTCTTATACTCACTCATATGTTGCTGGTGGTTTTAAAAGCGGAGTGCTTGACCCAGCTACTTCTATGAGTTTGGTGGTTTATATGAATGGAACAACAGACTATTATGAAGCATATGTTTATCAAACATCAGGAGTTACAAAAACCACAATTAACTATGGTATAACTTTTAGTGGTTCATTAATACAACAAGCATAAGGAAAAAAACAATGGCACTATACGATAAAATTTTAGCAGTAAGACCAACCCTAACACAAGACGACTTTTTACCTGACACAGGCACAATCGTTCTACAAAATGATAGCGATGGTAAAGGGGACTATATCAAAGAATGGAATCACCCTACTGAAACACAACCAACTTCGGAAGAATTAGCATAATGACTATATCCATAAAACCCACAGCATCTGGTTCTACAATAGAGCAAGATGGTAGCACCATATTAACTGTAGATGGTAGTGGTAATATTACAGCAGCTAATAACTTTAGTGCTACAGGTCATGTATTACAAGTAGTAAATACATTTAGTGATATATATGTGTCTACATACAGTTCATCTTTTGTTGCTTCAGGATTGTCTGCAAGTATTACTCCAAAATCAACTTTAAATAAAGTTTTAGTACAAATAAGATTAAATGGAGTAAATGAAACTGGTGGGATTTCTGGATTTGCGTTGTATAAAAATGGTTCTCTTTTAACTTATTTAGGTTCTAGTGTAACTTATAATGCTTCAACAAATGAAACAAACTCAATGGCATACGATTATTTAGATTCACCAGCAACAACCTCTAGCGTAAGTTACCAAATATATTTTAGAAATGAAAGTGGTTCTCTTTATACTAGAATTGGTGATTATGAGAATGGTACAATTAAAGAGCGAAATTGTATTACACTAATGGAGATAGCTGGATAATGAAAAAAGATGAGGCAATATATAAACTATACCCTAATGTAGTTACTATTCGTGGCAATGTAGCTTATGATGTAAATGAAAACGAAGTGGTTTATGATGAAAATGCAGTTCAAATTGAAATAGATAATTTTGCATATATTGATAAACGAGCATTAGAATATAAATCTATTCAGGAACAACTAGATATGCTTTACTGGGATAAAGTAAATAATACAAATTTATGGCAAGAACATATTAACGCTGTAAAAACTAAATATCCGAAAGGATAGTAAATGTTTGGCATAAGTGCATTTTCTCAAGCACCATTTTCTACACTAGGTTCTGGTGCAATAAAAACTGGTTCAGGTGCAATTACAGCTAATGCTTTTGCAGAATCTAATGCAACTCGTATTAGAACATTTACAGGCACAATTAGTGCAGACGGTTCTGTTGTAGTTAATGGTATTCGTGTACAACAAAGTCCTGCATCTATAAATGCAACAGCAACATTAACATCTTCTGCAATCAGAATCAGAACAAATAGTGCCGATATATCAGGTACAGCAAGTGTTGTTACAGATGGTCTATCATGGGCATATGCTTCTGGCACTATCTTTAGTAATGTTAGCGTTACTGCAAACAATGTCAGAATTAGAACAAATAGTGCATCTATTACTGGTGAAGCATTATCTACTGCATTAGGTGGTCAAGTATTTGCAGGTATAGGTAGTATCAATGCAACAGGCACAGTAGTTGCTGTTCCAAGTGCAGTATGGTGGGGTGATGCAGCAGTCAACTCTAATGCAACAATAACAGCATCAGGTACAGTTTTAGGTGAAGAATGGTCAGATAGTTCTGTAGGTACAGAAACATGGACAGAATCATCTACAGGTAGTGAAGTATGGACAGACTCATCTGTCGGTAATGAAAATTGGTATCGTAAAGGATAATAAATGGCAAAAACAAAGATTAGTGAATATAACGCAAGTGCAAGTAACAATACTGATGTAGACGGTATTAATATCAACGAAGGTTGTACACCTTCTGGTATCAATAACGCTATTCGTGAGGTCATGGCACATCTAAAAGACTTCCAATCAGGTAATGTTGCAGGTAATGCTTTAGCTATTGCTTCTGGTGGCACAGGTGCAGAAAATGCAACCGATGCTCGTACTAATTTAAGTGCTGCTAAAACTGGTGCTAATTCAGACATTACATCATTATCAGGTTTAACTACTCCACTTTCTGCTGCACAAGGCGGTACAGGTGTGACTAGCATTGCTGCATTAGTAACCTCATTAGGACTTGATACAGCTTCTGATGCTAGGTTTGATTCACTAGGTATTGGTACAGCAGCTTCTGGCACAACTGGTGAGATTCGTGCAACAAACAACATTACTGCATACTATTCTGATGATAGACTAAAAACAAGACATGGCAATATAGCAGATGCGTTAGATAAAATTAATACTTTAAATGGCTTTTACTATAGTGCAAACGAAACAGCACAAAAATTAGGCTATACAGTAAAAAATGAAGTTGGTGTATCTGCACAGGAAGTTAATGCAATTATGCCTGAAGTGATTGCTCCTGCTCCTATTGATGAACAATATATGACAGTTCATTACGATAAACTTGTCCCATTACTAATTGAAGGAATAAAAGAATTAACTACAAAAGTTAGACACTTGGAAAAAGCACTAGATGCTCATAAAAATGTAGATCATTGTTCTTGCGAGGAGAAGTAATATGACTCTGCAAGCTAGCGGAACAATTAGCTTAAGTGATGTAAATACAGAATTAAAAAACGCATCTACAACACAAATAAGTATTGGTGACTCTACTAGCCGTTCATTAGCACAAAAAGCAACAGGTGCAGTTTCTTTTACAAACTTTTATAGTAGAAACTATGACAACAGAGGTCAGCAAGCATTTACCTCTACAGGCTTACATTCATGGACTTGCCCAGCTAAAGTAAGTGCTGTACACGCAGTTTGTATTGGTGGCGGTGGTGGTGGTGCTGGTTCTGGTGATGGTGGTAACGGTGGAGGCGGTGGAGGTCTTGGCTGGAAAAACAACATTGCAGTTACGGCAGGACAAACATATAAAGTCTATGTAGGTATTGGTGGTAACCCTAATAGTTTAGTAGATGGTGTAGGTAGCTTCTTTATTACTACAGATGCGTTTACTATATCATCATTTTCTGTTAGTTCCAATGTAGTGACAGTTAATACTAACGGCAGTCATACATTTAATACAGGCAATACTGTAACTGTAGACTGTTCATTCAGAGAAATTAATGGAACATTTACAATTACTAAAGTAGATTCCGATACATTTACATACGCAAAAACATTCCAAGATTATGGACTATTATCAGTCACAGGTGTATGTTTTGCTGGTAGCCCTATCGTCAGAGGTGGTGGCGGTGATTCAGGTTTGGGAACAAATGGTGGATTCTCTTCTCCTAACGACACAATGGTAGGTGGTACATACATTGGCGATGGTGGTGGTAATGGTTCTACACAAGCTGGTCGTGATGCTTCTACTGCTGGAGGTGGTGGTGGAGCAGGTGGTTACGATGGTAATGGCGGTTCACAGTCAGGCGGTTGTGGTGGTAATGGTGCTGCATCTAACTATCGTGGAGGCGGTGGTGGAGGTGTAAGTATTTTTGGTGAAGGTGCATCAGGTGCTAATGTAGGTTCATACGCAGGTGGTGGATACGGTGGCTCTGGTGGTGCAAGAGGTGGTACTCACGACTGTAATACAGGTGACTGTGGTCAAGGTGGTGCTTACGGAGGTGGTGGCGGTGGTCACGACTCTTATAGTGCTGCAAGTGGTTATCAAGGTGCAGTAAGATTGATTTGGGGTGAAACAAGAGCATTTCCAACAACTGAAACAGCAGATGTAACAGCAGGCGAGGTATTTAGCTAATGGCGACAAGAGTAAAATTTGAAGAATGGTTACCTGACCAACCAGCAATGTCTGGTGCAATCCTAGATGCAAAGAATGTATACCCAGTATCTATGGGATATTCACCATTTCCTAATTCAGAAGATTTTTCAGCATCTGCTAGTGAAAATTTAAATTCTGTAGCAGTTGGTAAATTTGGTGATGAAGTACAAATCTTTGCAGGTGGTACAACTAAATTATTTAAGTTTGACTCTACAGACTTATCTATGGACGATGTATCTAAAGCTGGTGGATATGCAAGTACAGGTTCATGGAAGTTTGCACAATTTGGTAGTGTCATGCTAGCAGCTAACAACCAAGCTAAATTACAAGCATGGACATTAGGAACATCTACACAATTTGATGATGTAGATACAAATGCACCTATTTCTAAATATGTAACCGTAGTGCGTGACTTTGTAGTCTGTGCTAATTTAGACGGTGGCAGTAGTCCATCAAAAGTGCAATGGTCTGATATTAACGATGAAACAACATGGGTATCAGGAACAACATCACAATCAGATTATCAGCTCATTCCAGATGGCGGTAACATAACTGGCTTGACAGGTGGCGAGATTGGACTTATATTTTTAGAAAAGTCTATTGTTCGTATGAGCTATTCTGGATCGCCTTTATTCTTCCAGTTCGACACCATCTCAAGAGGATTAGGTTGTTTAGAAGGTAACTCTATTGCACAGTACGGAGCTACATCATTCTTCTTATCTGATGACGGTTTCTACAAATGTGATGGACAAACAGTTACAGGCATTGGTACAGAAAAAGTAGATAGATATTTTTTCAACCAAGTTGACTTAACAGAAATAGATACCATGTCTGCTGCTATAGACCCAGTTAAAAAATTAGTGGTATGGAACTATCCCAATGTGGACGGTGGTCGTAGTATTTTAATTTACAACTGGCAACTAAATAAATGGTCAAGAGCTACAACACAAACATATAGTGTCGGTAATATTGCTACGGCTGGTACAACACTAGAAGGGTTAGCACTTCTCTATACTAACCTTGAGACAGTTCCTGCATCACTAGATGACAGGATTTGGGTGGGTGGTAAGTTCTTATTTGCAGGCACACAAGGCGACAAGGTAATTACATTTAGTGGTAGTGCTTATGATTCAGAGATTATTACATCTGATATAGAGTTAGGATATAACTCTGTAGTGACTTTAGTAAGACCACAGATAGATGGTGGTTCTGCTAATGTACAAGTTGCATCTAGAAAAGAATTAGATGATAACATTCAGTTTGGAACATTGGTGACTACATCATCAGAAGGTCGTGCTAACTTTAGAAGTTTTGGCAGATACCATCGTTTCTCTGTACAACCTACAGGAAACTGGTCTAATGCAGTATCTATTGATATTGATGTAAAGCCACAAGGTAATCGATAATGACTAACCAGTTTAGACGATTACAACCACAATACGCTACAACTCGTGAAGTGGCAGAGGTTACAAATCAGATATTAAATGGTAAGACTAATAACACAGGCGTGTTTGACTTAAATACTAGCTGGGCAACGCAAACTGTCATATATAACGAAAGAATCTCTGCTGACTCTAAAATCATATTAGTACCATTTAGTAATTCAGCAGAAACAGATACATTACCATATGGTGAGTTTAGTAAAAACACAGACCAGTTAGCACCTAGTGTAGGTAATACAGCAGTTGTTGAATGGACTACCGAACATGAAGTAAATGGAGTGTATTTAGACGGAGTCAATACATCAAGGATATATGTCAGAAATGACGGCACATATAAAGTATTATTTTCACTACAATTAGCAAACGCTAATAACGATGCAGAATACGCAGATGTATGGTTTAGAGTAAACGGAACTGATGTTTCTGATTCAGCAAAAAGATTTGGTTTACCTGCAAGAAAGTCTACTGGTGACCCATCTCACTTAACAGGAACTACAAGTCATGTGTTAGATTTAAATGCAGGTGATTATATAGA